GGTTTTAACAAATCTTGGCCCAAAGGCGTCGCATGACGCTTTCAACGTCATTAACATCTTTGACCTCGCTAACAATAGTTCGAATAAACTCGTTAACCGAACCAAGATTTGTTGATGCTCGTACACCCGAGAGTTCGTGCCATACAGCAAAAGCGTCGTCCAAGAAGGCGCCATCGCCAAGGCTCGAAATCATGTATCCGGCCAACCTAGCCTTGTGTGAAGCCATATCTGAATCTGGCCGCTCAGGATGTAAAAATCCAGCCCACCACTTGCTAGGATCCAATAACTTTGGCCGGCCCTCAGTAATATCGAAACCCAGCCATTGAATTCTATCCTTACAGGATTTATCAATGGAAACGATAAAACCGAAGCGCTTATACCCGGCGATAAGATCATCCCAATGCGAAGCATCCTCCAGACGGACAATCAAATCGTCGCCGAAAACCTTGAAACGTAGGCTATGTCTCAAGCCTGAAGCAGCGAGAACTAAGGTGGCATTAAGCATACTACCTAAAATATGCGTAAATGCACTCCCAGAACGTATCCCCCCTCTCATGCGAACGAGGCGGTCCCCAAATCGAACGAGGGTAACGGACTGGTAATCGGCAAGTAGATTGAAAAGTTTATCTTCCCATTCATTTAATTGAAAGAAACGCCGGATTAATCCAAACATATCTCTCACTTGCCGAACCTTAGCGGATATATCGAATTCGGAGATATCCATACTGGCGCCAAGTCCAGGCTGAATCCATCCCAGAACATCTCTGTGATGACCCGCCAACCAATTAAAGCCAGTAGAAATAGGATGTGAAACATCAAAGCTTGAGAAGAGCCTAGTAAGCGGTATCGCGAACATGGCCTCCGCAAACGACACAGCCGCGGGAGTTACAAAAACTGTCCGCACCTTATGCTTTCCACCTTTGGCTAAATGCCGCCTATAAGCAACATTGGTTGGAACATCGATATATCCCTGTGCCATCCAGCGATCAATCTCTCGATTAATATAGCTGCGTGGCACATCCTCTTTGAATTGATAGATCCTCCGGAAGGATTCACCATCAAAACCTAATCCAGCAGACGTTTTCATGGAGCGAACGTAAGAACGAACATCTCTACCCCTCAACGGCTGAACTGAATGCTTCAGGTGCTGGAAATATCTTTTCCAGCAGTTATCAGCAGCCCCACTCCACCCTTTCTCATCCCAAGGACGATTTTGGGCTTCAACGAACCTGCGAATATAATCCGCATTTTCTGTGGGCTTAGGTGAGCACCTACGCCAACCAGCAGCGCTATCAGCGCGCCAAATTGACTTGAGCACAGGTGTAAAAACAATTCGAG